GTAAATGTGTTTGATCTTTGGGAAGGTGCTAACTTCAAGTTGAAGATCAAAAAGGTCGCAGGTTTCTGGAATTATGACAGCAGTGAGTTTGATAGTGTTAGTGCTTTGTCTTCAGATGATTCTGAATTGGAAGCAACATGGAAGTTGGAACACTCCCTCGAAGCGTTCACAGCAAAGGACAACTTCAAATCATACGAAGACCTAGAAGCAAGATTGAACCTTGTTCTAGGGTCTCCTAACCGTGCTCCAGCACGTGTTGAACGTGAGGAACTTGAGGTTCCTATCACTGCACCACCAACAGCAAGTGTTACTCCTTCATCTTTCAGAGAGAAGGTAGGTGCTGCTGCTAGTCCAGTCAAGAAGGAAGCAGTCGTTGAAGATGACGATGCACTATCATACTTTGCATCACTAGCGAACGATGACTAATACAGTTGACCTCTGGGTCAACTATAAAAAGTGTCTTGATGATGTTTTCCCTGAGTTTAAATTTGATTCACGGTGGTGTGAGTGGACAGGTAAAGGTGGTATGCAATTAACAGCAGACATCTTTACTGCTCCACACTTTATAAAATCAAGACGTGTAGATATCTACAACAAAAAATGTGATATCTATAACAATGTAATCTATCCTAAGACAGGGAGTAACCTTCCCTGTTTCGGGATGGATCTCATGGGTTTCCATGAGAAGAAAGTTATCATTGTATTTGATTTTCAACATCCAGTTGAAAAGTTTTTGTTTTCTTTACCTACATTACCCAAAGCTGATAAAGAGTATAGGTTCTTTGAGATGGGCAACCATTTTTCAGAGAACATTTTTGTTAGGTACTGTAACTTTGATCAGGTTGATACATACTTACCAACCTTCAGATATTATTTGAATCTCTACCGAGAGATGATAGACAAAGCACAACCAACAGGAGAGGACACATCATTCTATGCAGACTTTGATACATACATGAAGAAACTGGATCCTATCTTAGGATACATGACAGGCATCTTCGGTAAAGATAATGCTGATCGAATGATGGATGAGTTCTTCTTCTCGTATGCTGATGAAAACAAATGAAGTATTGGGTAACCCACTTTGGTTTACCCCAGTTATGTTATTGATGGTGGTAGTAATGATAGAAGGTTTGCATACTATGGCACATCTTCATGGAGAGATTGATGTTCATGGTCTTTGTAGACAGAACAAGGAGTACATTGAGATGAAAGAACAGGAAGATTATTAAATGGATTCTTATAGTAATGCAACGTGTCCAAAGTGTGAAGCAAAATGGTATGGAGGAGAACTTTATTGGTCAACAGGTAAGGTAGGATGTCCACATGATCTAGCAGGTTTAGTATGTAATCAGTTCGGTGATGAAACTTGTATCAATCCTTGTAAAGGATCTACTAGTGGTCAGACATGGGAGCAACGAAGAGAGTTTATTGAAGCGTTCGAAGAAGAATTATGACAGTCATTAAACTGTCACAGGGGGACTATATATCCCCCTTTTTTTGTGTATAATATGACTATAGAAACTAAATAAGGAAATGCTAGTCGAACTGTTGCAGCTCATGGAAACTACTATGGTTGCTACTGCACTTACTATCGGTGTAGTTGTTCCAGTTTCTGCTGTTGTGAATGGTGTTGCACCACCAAATCTATCATCATTAACCTCATTGTATGAGCATGATGACAAAAGAATTTATCCTGACTCTGCCAAGAAGCAGAGGGAGGATGAACTACCCGAACTAATCTCTAAGTAAACTAATGAACGAAGAAAACTTTACACCTGAGTATAACAACGAACCAGTGCCAGGCACTGAGGTAACGGAGCAACCTGGATTATACCCAGAGCAAGTTCCAAATACTAATGTTCCTTTTGAAGCAGTAGCAGATGATCCTAACGTGGTCATTACAACAGGAGCAGATGGAACTTTCACAGTACCACAAGATGCACCTGCTGAAGATCCTCGTGTGGATCATGTTATTACATTACTTGAAGAACTTAATCAAAAGGTTGAGCATCTAATGGAGCATGCACATCAAGCACCAGCACCTGAGATTATATACGAAGGTGTTGTAACATTACATCCTACTCCACAGGGACCACCACCTGACTACAACGACGGAAATCTTTGAGCAAAATTGACTTTTCAATTACATAAAACCTCGAAAATTTTTTCGGGGTTTTTTTATGCCTCAGAGTTTTTCAACCACATCGGTATGTAAATGAGACAAAGTGCAGCACTCCAGAATGTAACGAGTGCAAACACATCAAGTGATCTATGTTGTGTGAATATTAAACCTAACACAACAAACAAGATCCACAACCAGTCTAAGGTTGAGTGAATCTTCTGCCAAGTATCACCTAAGTCTTTGATGAGTTCTTCTCTGATCTGTGCAGCGAGTGGTGATACATGTCTCATCATGACGAAACCCTCATTGAAAAACATGAGAGTAAATCCAATCCAAAATATCATATACGATTTGTTTTCTTTAAGTTCTTATTAATATAGTCACTGGACTCTATGTATTTGTTAGATTTTTTGAAACTACTAACAAATGCTTCTAACAGTGCTGGTTGTAAGATATATATCTCTCTATTCTTTTCGTTCTTCTGTGTCTCATACTCATAGTTGTTTACTGGTCTTGATAATGTAGAACCAGGTATAGTAACTAGACTTGCTCCGTTGTTGAATGTATGAGTACTATTATAAAAGTTCTCATCAACATAGAGACCAGCAGGTTGTAGTACTACATCTTTTATGTTTTTATATTCAACTGTTTCATAGTGATGTGTGCCAGAGTAAGCATCATCATATTTGTCTTCAGTATATATTCTGATAGCATTATCATCCATTGGTAAATCATATCCAGGATTGACCATGTTATTTGTTATTGCTATCACCCAATCATAGAAAGCATTTTTATAGAACTTCTCTGCAATAGTATCTAATCTTTCACCAGTTTGTATGACATACTTGTCAAAGTATACTGCGTATTGAAATATGTTTTCATCGATTACATACTTCTTGAAGAAGTTTGTCGCAATAACATAATCAGATTCCGAGAACGGATAACTGATAGGAGTCTTGGTGTATTCTATGCTTGGTAATAATTTGAAAAACATTATAGGCTCGATGAATTATTTGATACTTCTTGATTGAAGATGAGTTTTGTCTCTAGGAAGTCTAGTGATATTTCTGTTGCAACTGGAGCACCATCTGAATAGGTTGCATAGTTTCCGTCAGGTGTATAGTTTACTTGTACTCTAGTGATTGCACATGTTTTATATTGTGTCAAGTATGGGTGTAAACCTGAACCTTTCATGAAAGATACTCTACACATGCGTGGTATTGTGATCATGTTTCCTCCACCAATAGAAACTTTATCACTACCACCAACATTTTCACCGTCTTTATCTAACCAAGAACCTGCGTTCTCATCACCAAAACCTGGTAGTGATGCTCTTTGAAATGTTCTACAGATTGATCTGATAATCTTTCCTTCTTCTGGATTATGAGGAGTCATTTTAAACTTTAATCCAAACTCTCTTAGATCTGGTTGATCAAATAATACTTCTACGTTTGGGTTTAATATCACACCTCTGGTTGATCCAGTAACGTCATTTAATGATAAGTTTCCAGCAACACCAGGAATTGAGTTAATACCTTGAGTAAACAAACCTGCAAACACATTCCGTAAACCTTCAGGAACATTGTAATCGTTTAGTTTACTAAACTGACCATTAGCAGCAGCAACAAGACCTCTACCCATACTACTGAATGCTTTAGCATTCCATGATGTTTTTACCTCAGTTGATATATCTTGAGGCATGTATAGAATGACTGGTCTATATCTTTTGCTATCTGTTATTGGTTTGAAGTTTGTTGATGACTGATTGTATCCAATATATCTACTAGATATGTCTTCGTTTCTTCCTGCTTCACCACTTCCTAATCTATCTTGAACATTTTCTGGTAAGAATGGTGGTATATATTTACCAAATTCAAACATCATATAGTCTGAATCTTTTTCGAAATAATCTGAGTTAGGATATCTTAAACTAGTACCAGCATCACCATCATGCTTACCTCTTTTAACAGGTACTATAGTTCTATCTTTCCCGTCCTTTCTTGTTGCTTGTGCTAGTTGTAAGTATGAACTATCATTTGTTAGATTAAATTCTTCGACTAGTTCATCACCAGAAGTCTCATCTGTTTCAACAGCATCACTTCCATCAAAACTTCTCTGAACCATTGTAAGGTTGCCGAGATATTCAGCAGTCTCATTAACTGTCTTAATATCTGCATCACTTGCTATATAATAGTTACTTTTACCATCATTGGTATTCCAGACATAATACAACTTAGTTGATGGATCATAATAATATTTGGTACGTGACCCACCATAATGATGCATGTCTTTCGTACCAGTGTCACCAACCTCTTTTGCTGTTTCTGGAAGTTTTTCTATTACTCTTCTCATTTTGCCATAGATACTGATTGTTGTGTTCCATATCCACGAATCATTCTACGTGCTTTGATTTTGTCGTAAAATTTTTCATTTGTCTCACTCCATACTTCTTCTCTAGAGAAGGTGTACTCGGAACTCTTTCTAGTTATAACAAAATCTTCTACTGGGAGGAGGATTGCTGTATCCCATTCTTCAGCAGATAAGTCTAAAAGAAGTCCATCTATGTTAGACTTAAGATATTTATGGAAGCAAGCCTTAGGTAGATTGATTCTTCCATTCATTAGATCCCTTATTGCAAGTATCCTTTTCTTAGGTGTCATGTAGTGTAGGTTAGCTCCAAAGAATTCTTTTGGATCAGATTTAATTACATAAACAAGCGGAAACTTGTCCCAATATGGTAGATATTTAGACTGTGCCTTGTATTCAAAGAGATACATGTGACCTTGTACTGCGAATCTTCTTAGTACATTTTCATCCTGTTCATCTTCAGGGTCTAGTGAATCATATCTTTCATCCCGTACAAATTTTGAATTGTCTTGTTTGTATCTGACTACTTCTTGCCTTACAGCATTCCGATACCATGTAAGGTTTTTCTTTTCACCTCCAGTCTTTTGAGTTATTCTCTCAAATATTGTTTCATAACCAGTATTTTCTTTTACAGCATTACGCTGTATCTCTCCAAATCCTTGTGCCATTGTTCATATCTCCTACACTCCTAGGTTTTCTTCAGTTAATATAAGGAAACCCATCTGCCTATCTGAACAGTAGTCTTCGGCAGCATCCCATTTGGCACGGTTTTTAGCGAACGTTAGACAAGCCTTCTTATAAGCAGAGGTTCTTTTATCTTTATGATCATACGGTGGTTTTGTTTGTTTCTTCGGTTTAATTTCGATTATGTACTTAGCGTACGTTCCATCCTTTTTACGAACTTTAATATAAAAGTCAGGATAGTACCGATGTCTTTTTCCATCTGTAGGACACCTATAAGGTATAATATATTCTTCACTGCCCCACTCAATGATCGAGTTTGTTCGATCACAGAATTTCATGAATTTCTGTTCCCAAGATGACCTATAAACTATGGTGGTAGGATTACCTTTATACTTTTTAGGGTTATTGGGCTTATAAAGTCCTGTCTTTGCCATATATAATATAGATTCCACTATTTTTATTTAGCGTGTCAAACATAGAGAACTTAATGGGTAGAATAGGAGCTCGTGGGGGAATGTCCCGTACGACTACCTATCTTGTAAAATTTGACAGATCAGGTGGGGATCTTGAAGACCTAAATTTGTTCTGTGATGAAGCACAGTTGCCTAACGTACAGGCTGCTACTGCACAGATGGCAGGAAGATTTCTGGGTGAAGGTCCGTATCAATATCCGCATACTAGATTGTACACTGATGTGTCTCTGGGATTTCTTTGTGATGCAAATTTGACTCAGTTAAAGTTTTTTCAGGAATGGTATGATCAAATTTTTCTGGATAAACAAACTTATCTTGAGAATGTTGATGTTGAAAATATAATGGCTCAAGGAACTAGGACAAGAGAAAGACAGACTAGACTTGCTTATCCTGAAAGTTATACCTGTACAACTAGGATTACTAAGGTTGAATTGGGTACTACAACTGCGAAAAATTATGTTGGGTGGGGTGATAGACCTTCAATTACATATATGTTAGAAGGTTCTTATCCTTATGCTATAGATGCTGTTCCTTTATCTTACGGATCCTCTCAAATTACTAGAGTCACTGTTAACTTTCATTACGTAAGACATTCAGTAATTTTTGCTGACGTGAAGAAAAATAAAAATATAGATACGACGCTAGGTATGAATGATATTCCTTCATCGATTGCTGCTGGTTTCAGCTAGCAAATTCGACTTTTCAATTCCATAAAAGTCGAAAAATTTATCCTGCCCATTTTTCCCTGAAAAAGTCGCTATATATAAATATACGAATTGAATTAGTTTTTATGGCATTACCGAAACTTGGTTATCCTACTTTTGAGTTAGAATTACCTTCTACAGGTAAAACTGTTAAATATCGACCATTTTTAGTAAAAGAGGAAAAAGTACTTTTACTAGCATTAGAGGCAGAAGACGAAAAACAGATTACATCTGCTGTTAAGGATTTAATCAAAAATTGCGTTATTTCAAGAATTAAGGTGGATTCGCTACCTTTGTTCGATTTGGAATATCTGTTTTTGAAGATTAGAGGTGCTTCTATTGGAGAAACCATCACTTTGACTGTAACTTGTCTTGATGATAATGAGACAAAAGCAGAAACACAGATCAATATTGATGATATCGAAGTTTTCAAACCAGAAGGTCATACTAACAAAATTGAGTTAACTGATGAAATGGGTATTGTGATGAAATATCCAAGTATGCAGAGATTCATCGAATTGGACTTTTTACAGAAAGAATTGGACACTGAGGAAGTTTTTGAATTAATCGCTGAAAGCATAGATCAGATATATGACTCTGAAGAGGTATTTGACTCTACAACTACTACAAAGAAGGAATTCCGCACATTTGTTGAAGGACTGACTACTAAGCAGTTTGAGTCAATTCAACAATTCTATCAAACTTCACCTAAATTGCGTCATACGTTTAAAGTAACTAATCCCAATACTGGAGTTGAATCTGAGTACACATTGGAGGGATTACAGAGTTTTTTCGTATAGCACTCTTCCACAATAATTTGGAGGGGTACTATAGAATGAATTTTGCTCTGATGCAGTACCATAAATATAGTTTGACAGAAGTAGAGAATTGGATGCCATGGGAACGTGAAGTTTATATAGCGTTCTTGATGCAATATCTAGAAGAAGTCAAACAAAAGCAACAGGCACAGAATGGCTAGGTACTCGTCAACAGTTAGTGGTGATACAGGATCCTTTATAGCAGGAAAGGTGATGTCTGCTGCTGGTATGGCTAGAGACGAGGCAGCGTCACAAGAGAGGGATAGACAAGCTGGTCTGGAAGTTGCTAATAGTGGTAATTTATTTGGTAAAGCATTAGTAAGTGAATTTGGTGGAGACTGGTTTGCCAGGACAATAGGAACACTCAATCCAAATTCTGATGCTAGAAAAACTGATAGAGCAGCTAGTAAAGCAAGTAGATTTGCTGCAAATTTTCCTAGAACAACCAAAGAGACGGATGAGGTTGAAGAAACAGTAAAAAAGTCTAATGCAGACGTTGATCGTGCTGTTGACGCTCTTCTGACAAAGGATGATCATTTAGCAGTAAAGGATGAGAAACTTAGAGAGTATGTTACTCGTGTTTTTGGTGTTGGTATAGATTCTAAGTTAACACAGGTAGAACATAGAGTATCTAAGAGTCTGAATGTTTTATCTGACATAAGAACATCTCATCAGCGTAGTATCGATTTGATGATCGATCATAATGAGTTGATTGCAGGTAAATTAGATAAGGTTTTAAATTTATATCAAGAACAGTTTAATTTTCAAAATATTCTTAAGGACAAAGCACAGGTAGCTCAAGCAGAGAACGAATTAGAGAGAGCAAGAGATTTTTCAAGGACTAGGAGATATACTGGAATTGGTACTGGTACTGAACAAGGTAAATGGTTATTTGGAGCTCTATCCGATATTGTTGGTAAAAAAATTGCCAATGTAGTTCTTGAAAAACTTGGTTTTAAGAAAGCAGCACAAGCAATAAAGTCTCGATTAGGTATACGAGGTTTTGGTAGAAGAAGACTTGCTACAGCTACTGGTGAAATTATAGCGGGTAAGAATTTCAGGAAGATTTTAATGAGATTTGGACCTGAATATGCAGGTGCTTATCTGACTAGACAACTTGGACAAGACAGATTTAAAAAATATCTTAAAACTGGTTTAGGAAGAACTTCAATTAGAAAACACCAAAAGACAATTTTATCGCCAAAGGGTTTAGCCCGTCTGGATGCCACCCTCAAATCTGGTATACCTGAACAATTGTTAGGAGATTTGGGGGATGCTGAAATTCTAGCAAATCGTGCAGCACGTGCATCACAGAAAAGTGGAGTCCAACAGATGATCAATAAGGGGTTGATCTCTCCTGAATTGGTCAAAGGTATGAAAGGTGTGAGTGCTAATATTAATCCTCAAATGGGTTTACCACCTTCCATTTCAAGAAAAGTTCCTTATCTTGGATCAGGTAAAGGTGGTAGAGTTATACAGAAGCAACTTGCTAGTAGTGTAGGTAGGAAAGCAACGAAAAAGGTAGCTACTAAAGCAACTGCTAAAGCAGTTGCTAAGAGTTCTAAATTCGTACCAGGTGTAGGTACGTTTATAGCATTAGGTGAAGCAGGATATAGATTCTCTCAGGGTGATACGACTGGTGGTATATTATCCTTACTTTCTGCTGTACCTGTGCTAGGATGGGGTGTCACCGCAGTTGATATTGGTAGGGATCTTGGGTTTAACCCACTTGGGTTACCACCTCCACCTACTGATACTGGTGGTTATGACAGTAGTGGTGGTAGATTAGACCAGTTTGAACGAGGAAATCCATATGGATTGACCAATAGAGGAGTTAGTATGTTACACGGTACAGAGCAAGTTCAAGCAGTAGATCCTAATAGTGGTATGACCACAAGCCATATTCAAAATATTGGTGATACTTTAGTATCTACTAGTATGGCAATGGCAAATGATCTCAGAGTTAGTAGAGATATCTCTAATAAAGTTTCTTCCTTACCATTTTCAGTTAGAAATATTAGATATAATACTGGTATTAAAACTGCACCAGTTAAAGCAAGGGCAACTACTGAAACTTACTTAGAAAGAACAGATAGTTTGTCGCAGTGGGCTCAAGAACAATTTCAAAAAAATCGTAAGAATGAAGAGATAAAACCAGAAAAAAATGGTGAAGGTGGATTCCAACCTATAAAGATGTTCAAAGATTGGGTAAGTGGATTTGGAAAAAGTGATAACCCTCGTCCAACTACTATAACTTTTAAAGGTAAGCAAGGTCTAGACCGTTCAGGAGAACCTGGTGTTGATTTTAGTTATGGTGATTATACTAAGAATTATGCATTGTTTGATGGTGTAGTTGTTAAGACAGGACATCAATCTCCTAACTATGGTAATGTTGTAATTATTAGAAGTACTGATCCTACCAATGGTAAGGAATTTGATGCTTTGTATGCACACTTTCCTGATGGTGGTATTAAAGTCAAAGAAGGAAAAAAGGTTAGAAGAGGACAATATCTGGGACCAGTTGGTTTTGTTAAATCTGATTCAGGTAAACCAGAAATTCAACCTAATGGTGCTGGTAGGATGTCTGGATATCATACTAGTGTTGATTTCTTTGAACCTGATAGTACGGCAGCATATTCTAATGCAAGTTTCTTAACTAACTTGATTCTTAAATCTGAAGGTCTATCTCCAAAGAGGAATGATCTATTAGGAAGTATTAAATCAGATACTAATACAAGTCAAATAAATGATCTAGAAGAACTTGCCTTTTTAAAAATGGTGAGGAATGTTGAAGGAACTGAAGGTGATAGTTCTTTTAGTAGATGGTTTGGTGATTATGGTGACAATACAAAATATGGTGACTTAACAAATCTAACTTTACAGGAAGTATATGATCTCCAAACTAAGTTTTTATCAGATCCACAATCATTATTTACTCTCGCAGACGGAACAACACAACGATCTGCTGCTGTTGGTTTAGGTCAATTTATGGATCCTTTGAATCAAGTAAAGCAAATGTATGCTGATCTGGGTCTAGATTTTGATCCTAATAAAATTAAGTTCGATAAGGATTTGCAATTACAATTAATATTACATCTTGCTAAGAAAGTGAGAGGTATAGATGTTTCTAAACCTTTGACTATAGAGGATCTCGCAATACTTCAGAAAGAATGGGCTGGTATTGGACCTTTTCATGGACAAACAGATAGAACATTGCAAGAATCTTTAAACATTTATAATAAATTCCTAGAGCAATTGAAGACTGGAAAGGTGGAGCAGGTTAGTCAAAATAATGATATCAGTCAACCTGACATTCTATCAGCATTTAATTCACTGCGTGATGAAGCACTTCATGATAATAGTAGATTGTTTAGTCAAATAGAGGATGATTCAAATTTACAGGTTATTGTGTTAAATAACACTATAGTTAACCAACAGACTATCAATAGAAAGAAAAATGTTATTGCTAATAACAATTCTCTTGAGATGATTAAGTTGGCAAAGTTAGTAGGATAGGATGACTGTTAGATATCAAGCTGTAGCTGACGGAAGTATTGCACCCCAGATAATTGGGGCGTTGTTTGATGCTGCCAGCATGGCTAAGTCTGAGAAGGCACGTGCTCATGCTGCTGCTGATAAACTTAAAGTAGACAGAGATATTTTAGGACTTCGTAAAGGAGAATTTTTCCGTGAAGCACTGAAGTATCAGATGACTCCTGGTTTTGTTAGGAGAAGGAATTTTAGTAGTAAATTTAAGTATCCTGATTATTTTAATAGAGGTCAGAGTACACCGTTTGCAAGTCCTATAAATCCTCAACCTACAGCATCTAGTGGTGGTCCTCGTGGGGGTATAGATCCTGATATAGTACCAAATGATGCCATTCTTGGTAATATGATTAATATTACTCCTGGTGGACTTAGTAAGAATGTACAATCAAAGACTCCAATGGTCGGATCTTCTGGTACTAGGAGGTATGAAAGTAGTGTTTCGGAGAAGAATGACCCTGTAGAGGTCAAGGATGAAAAACTTGGTATATTCTTTGCTGCTATAGCAGAGTCACTTAATAGAACTGTTGCTTCTATTAATCAGAAACAGGGTACTTTAGAGAGTCAGATTACTGCTGCAAATCAGTCTAATCTTGCTATTGCTAAGGGTCTTGAAGTTAGCAATGATACCATAGGTGATAAACTAGATGCTATTGCTGGTATATTAAATGAGCAACTTGCACTTGCTAAACTTCAAGCTGATCAATCAGAAACCAAAGAAGTAAAGAAAGAATTAAAGAAAGAGGATGATTTCTCTGGTACTGAGAGATTTACTGATCTTGATGAAGATCCTAATCAGGTAAGGAAAGAGAATGAACTTGAGAATGTTTTAGATGTTGATAATGATGAGTTAGACTTTGGTGGAGTTGATGTTCCTAACTTTGAACAGGGTGGTATAGTTTCTGGTCCTGATAGTGGATACCTAGTCAGGTTACATGGTGATGAGATGATCACACCATTAGATAATAATTATACACAAGGACAACCGAGTGCTGTTGATGGTGTAACTCGTAAACAGTATGAGACTGGAACAGATATACCTGCTCCTACTCCACAAATACCAGCAATGAACTTCTTCTCTCAGAGACCATCTGAGACTTCTGGTAATATTATGAAGTCTCCAGTGAATGATGTTAAGAGAGACAAGTTCAGTGAAGAGAATTTGATGAAAGCAATGAAGTTACCATTTGAGGTTGCTTCATTAGGAATCATGGCTGCTACTGGTAATGCTGTTAGAGCAACACCAGGATTCAGTGGTATGAAACATACTATAGGATCTGTTATTGATCCTGTTGCTCAAGCATTTAGTGTTAAAGATACGATTAGTGGTAAGGTCAATAATTTATTAGAGACTAAAGCATACCAGTCAGAACAAAGAAATCAGGATATATTCAGGCGAGAGCAGAGTGAGAATAGACGTGCGTGGTGGGATATATTTGGATTATTCAGAGGTAACGAAAAACAAAAACCACAAAAACCAGGAGATGGTGGTATAGGTGGTCCAGGTTTAAGTGGTGCAAGTAGTTTACAGAACCTATTTCATGGAACCAGTAATGCTAGAGCATCTAGTATTATGTCAAGTGGATTTAGACCTAGCAATGCTATGAGTTGGGCTGGTAGAGGTAAGACATTCTTAACACCAGACTTCTGGAATTCTGCTCAGTATGCTAGACCTGGTGCTACTGGTTTAAATCCTTTCAGTGTTAAGGGTCTTCCTAACACTGGTTTTGGTAATATGATGAGTAATAGAGGTCAGGTATTAAATGTACTACAACCTAAAGGTTCTGGTCTTAGATTGCCTGGTTGGTTGAAACGTTTAGGTATATCACCAGAGGTTGCTGTTAATCCTAATAAAGCAACTAAGGGAATGAATTTAGCTAATAGATTAATGGGTGGAAAATATCCTAATAGTCCAACTGCTAATGCGGTTAGAGGATTGATGACATCACCAGCAAATAGAGGTATGGGTTTGATGGGTAAGTTGTCACCATTGCTTAAGGGTGGTATTAAACTGGGATCAAAAGGACTTAGTATTGCAAGTTTCCTTACCGATTTTATATTCCCAGATGCTGTTGGTCAGTATCAAGATATGCATGGTCCAAATGCATACTACAATCATCCTGGATATACTGGTGAGAGACCATCATGGGCAGAACCATTAGCTAGTAACAAAGCAGAGATTGTTGATATGTCTTCGAAGGAACAGTCTCTGAATAAACTAATTAAGAATAGGATAGATCCAGATAGTATAACTCTCAACAGTGAGAACGTTATTACTACTAACACTCCACGCCATGATGAACCAATGTCTCATATAGATAATTCAGCAGAAACTCAGGTTGATGAATATCAATTTGTATACTCGGCATACAAATAATGGCAGATATAGTTAGAGCAGAACAATATAATATAAAATTTGTCGCTATTTGGAAAGTGGGACAAGAGATGGGTGAACCATACGCATATCTTACTGATGCGTTTTCTAGTTTCCAGTATGTTGAGGATTTATTATCACCATCGATATCTGGTACTTTGGTAGTTCTTGACAAAGCACTCAATCTACCTGCTGATATGCCTATCACAGGTTTCGAGAAGGTTGTTATTGCTGTTTCAGATAATAAAGGTGATGACCATCAATTTGATTTTCGTGTATGGAAGATTGGTAACAGAATTAGTACTGAGAAGGGTCAAGCATATACTTTAGGATTGATTGGTGATCAAGGATTAACTAATGAAGGTGTTAAAGTAAATAAGGTTCTCACAAATACTGCTAGTGGAATTGTCAATAGTCTTCTTATAGATTATCTTAATGTACCTTCTGCTAAGATAAAAGTTGAAGAGTCTCTTAATACATTCAAGATAATTCCTGCTGGTAAGTCACCATTTGCAGTAATTAGAGATTTACAACACAAAGCAATATCTAAAGAAACATTTACAGCAGCTGGAGGTGGAACATCATCTAGTATTAGTACTAATAGTGGTGATACTAATATCAACACAAAATCAGATAACGTCAAGGATTCTCAACAACTTAAAGGTACTGCTGGATATTTTTTCTGGGAAGATCGTGATGGATTTAATTTCAAGAGTGTAGATTCTGTTGTATCACCAGACCCAGATAAATTTGGTGGTTCTGGTAAAGTTGCTGTATATTCTTTTGAACCAGCAAATGTGGATGCAACAGAGTCTAAGGATCATAGAAAGATTCAAGAGATTATCTTTAGATCTGAGATTGACATGATGAAAAAACTCAGAGAGGGTGCATATTCTACAGAGTGTGCGTTTTTTGACATAAATACTGGTGTTTATACGGAGTACACATATAAATTAAGTGAAAGCTGGGATCAAATGGCTCACTTAGGTCCACAAACTAGTTTACCAAAGGGGCAAAAACAACTATCTCAGTATCCGACTAGACGCTTATCTTCTGTTATTAATCATGAAAATTGGTACAATGGTACTGAAGTAGCATCAAACGATGCTTCTGATGACAGTGACGAACCATCTGAATTTTTTGATTCTCAAAAGCAGTATTTGGTACAATCTATCTCACGTGCAGGTACATTGTTCAATCAGCAATTAGCTATATCTGTGACAGGGAACCTAGATTTGAGAGTGGGTCAGAAGATTGAAGTACAGATACCCAACCAAGTTCCTTCAGAAAGCAAGGAAGACCTAGGATCGGTTGATCCAGAACACAGTGGTATCTACTTGATCAGGAAACTCAATCATCAATTTGACAGACTTTCCATGAGTGTCTATACTGTATTGGAATTGATTCGTGACTCTTGGGGTTACGAAGACACAAAAACAGACGCATAACTTAAAGCTATGAATACTATAGAAGAACACATCCAAAAGGATAAGGAGATCCTCGATGATCCCCAGACTAGTCCTGCTGCACGTAGGCATTTCAAAGAGGAGCTTCATGATCTAGAAGAGTACGTAGACCATCACAAGGCAGAGATCGAAGCAGGAGATCACCATGATCCTAATGCTATAGAACTCTTCTGTGAGAACCATCCAGACGAGCCTGAGTGCTTGATTTATGACGATTAGATATGGAAGGACTTAATCAATTATATCCAATCCACCAAATTGGATCTGACGGGTTCGCCTGGTGGATCGGACAGATTGAGTCGCCTATGCATTCTCAGGATGGTGAGGAGAATAAAGATCCAAAGCGTTCTGGTAGGTATAAAGTCAGGATTATAGGACATCATCCTAGATCTTGTAATGCCGTAAAGAGTGAGGATCTTCCATGGGCAATCACTATGATGCCTGTGACTACTCCATATTCATCTGGTGCTGTGCGTTCAGCAACGCCACAGTTGGAGCCAGGTGATTGGGTTATAGGGTTCTTTTTAGACAAAGAACAACAGCAACCTGTTATCATGGGATCTATTGGACAGGTCGCTAATTCTGGAACACCACCAGGAGAAGATCCTAATCCTGGAGAAGGTTGTAAGAACTTTACAACTTTCATTTCTGAAGATGTCAAACAAATAGATCAAGATCCACAAAAACCAGTTGAATTTGATCCTGTTACAGCAGGTGTTCCTTTAGATGGTACTCCTTCTGATGGAATTACTAATGGTGTCAATAATTTGACTATAGCAAAGTTTGCAGATGCATCCGAATCTAATAGAGCAGGTATTAACTGGACAGTTGAAGTTGCTGATTCATGTGGTAAAGAATCCGATATGAATTCTACATTCAATCGTCTATTGAGTGAGATGTTACGTGATGCACAACAAAGTAATGGTCAGTTAGGAACATATGTTGTCAACCAATGGACAGGTCAGATCTATGACTATGTTGATATTGGTAGAAAATATGTTAATAAAGCGATCTATGTCGTTAGAAAATTTGTTGCTAAAGTCAAAGGATTTGTATTAGAAAAGATCAAACGAGCTGTTGATGATATTATTAAAGCAATTCTATCACCAAGTGAAACTGGTAATAGATTGACTCCAGTGACAAAGTGGTTTAATAATATGTTAGCAGATCTTGGATGTTCTATGGCAGATCTAGGATTGCGTTTAGAGAAGTTCTTAGAGGATCTTATCTTTGGTTACTTGTTTGACATCTATAAAGCTGCTGCATGTCAAGTAGACAAGATGGTTAGTGGTATCCTTAATAAGATTCAGTCTTTGATGGAAGATTTACTAGCAAGCATTCTTGGTCCTCTACAATCTCTACTTGGTGCTATAGCAGGTCCGTTGAATATGATCGGAGAAGCAATCAATTATGTATTGAAACTCTTAGGTATTCAATGTAATGGACCTGACAATAGTTGTAATAAAGTTACATCTGTATCTACTAAATGTAAAACTGATAAGAGAGATGATTTCTTAGATAGATTATTAGATGGACTACAAGATCCATGGGACGGTGCTGGTGAGGATTGGGCTACCTATACATGTGAAGAAGCATATGAAGGTGTTACATTAGAGAATACTGAAGTTACATTCGTTGGTGGTAAACCATCTACTGATGGACTTGAAGATAGAATAATATATAAAATATTTGATGCTGAAGTAGTAGAAGGAGAGAAAGCTGTTATTAGAGTTAATAGAAAAGGTAAGACTGATATTGCTTCTAGTATATTCTATAGAACTATAGCAGGTACAGCAGATTTTGTTGATGATTTTCTAGAGACAAATGGTACGTTAGGATTTTCACCAGGAGAAACAGATAAAACTATTGAAGTACAAACAGTATATTCAGATGAAATAGAAAATCAAGAAGATTTCTTTGTTGTAGCAAGACCAGGAACTCCTGGTACAGTAGCAAGAACCTTTACTGATAGTATTGCTAGAGTTGTTATTAATAAATCTCCTTTAGGATCTAGTCCAGACGGTGAAGATATAGAAACAGATCAAGTAACTCCACCATTTGTAAATCCAAATGATCCTAATAATTTTGATTTTGGAGAGGTATTTGATTCACTAGCAAATGATAATGACAGTGATACTGTAGTGTCAACACCAGATAAACCAACTTATAAAGTTACACCAGACAGGGCATCTGTTAAGGAGGGTGAGTTTATAACATATAATGTAGAGACAACTAATGTCAGAAGTGGTACTTTATTCCAGTATCAATTATTTGGTCAAGGTATTACAAATACTGATATTGTTGGTGGTAACCTATTAGGTCAATTTGTCATTGAGGACAACAAAGCATTAATTGTTGTTGGCATTGAGGATGACGCTGACCTAGAGGATAGAGAAGTATTGATACTTGGTGTTAATGGTACTAATGCTAGTTGCTCTGTGATTATTGAATCTCAGTTAACAGATTTTGGTAGAGAAGATTTATTGAAAGAGTTGGATGAATCAGAACTCATTAATAAGGATAATGTTTATACACCTTCTAAGAGACCAGTTGCAGGTAAACCCATTACAGATCCGAGAGGAGGTATCATAGAGGTTCCTATCGAAACACCAGGTACTGCCTATACAGAACCACCTGCTGTTCTTATTACAGGTCAGGGTTATGGTGCTGTTGGAATTGCTCTACTTGATAGTAACAGTCAGGTCTCTGAAATTAGAGTAACGAATCCTGGATTTGGATATAAACTTAACACACCACAAACAGAAGAGAAACGCTGTATCATTGATAGTTTTACTATGTTATCTCCTGGTTCAGGTTATACATCTGCTCCTAAAGTATATGTTGATGGTGATCCATATGTAGCAGAAGCTATTGTAGAAAATGGATTTGTGGTTAGTGTTAGAATTAAAGATAGAGAGAAAACATTCACTGATTATCCACGAGTCCAAATTATAGGTGGTGGTGGGTATGGAGCAAGGTGGATCCCATCCTTCAGTTGTCTTGAACTTGAGGCTCTTGTTAAGGTTGGATCTGCTAAGATTGGTACTGGTTCTTATATTGATTGTCCCTAATGGCTTTATCAGAAATAAACAGAAACGAACAACTGAGAAAAAAACAGATCGAAGCATCTAGGGCTGACGAGAAGGAAGATGTCCAGATTACTCGACAGGTCACAGTTATATTTCAGAACAAAGAATATGTTCTGAGAACTGATGGTGGCGATTTAGATGCTCGTAACAAACTAACAGGTCACGGGTTTACTATCACACAGTCTGGTGATTTTGTCTATGTCTCTGGTCCAGGTGGTAAAGACAACCCCTGTGGTGGTAGGTTTATGATAAACACCACTGGTGGTAAGTTAGAGAAGCATGGTGGTCCTATTATTCAGGAAGCGTTAGCAAATAAAAATAGTGCTGTTGAGACAGACAAAGAAGATAAAACAAAAGGACTAGCAAGATCAACAGTATTATATGGTGACGACAAAGAAGAGATTGAAGGTGATAAGAGAATTGATGCTCTCAATGTTGTTATCGAAGCATCAGATCTATTAACTCTTATTGGACACAATGGTATTATATTGCAAGCAGGTCCAGAAGGTGGTGGTCCTATTACAATGCAAGCAGGTTCTATAACACAGGTTGCTTCTAATAAAGAAGAATATATTATAGGACAGAAGATGACTGTAGCATCTGAAAATACAGAAGTCAACTACGATCCTAGAGGAACTAAAGCATTAATATCACCAGGTCATCAGAGTGTCAAGTATATGGGTGATGTTAAGCATCAGATTATGGGTGCTTATAGAATGGATGTTGCTGGTATTTCAACAGGTCCATTCATTCTTGATAAGAAGACTGGTATTGGTATCAATACAAAGGCAGGAGATATAAAGTTTGGAACTGTCGCTGGTAGTATGCATATAAGTGCTACTGGTGGTGGTAAGATGCCTAGTTTGGATGGTATTAAACCAGGAACAATTAATATAAATTCATTGTTAGGTGCAAACATTACATCTTCTAGTCCAGTTCAAGGTAAAGTTAAGATTGATACTGGTACTACAGAAATTAAAGCAAAGGCAAATGTTGATGTGTCAGCAAAGACTGGCATTAGTCTTGTAACAGACGCACAAGATGTTAAGATTGAAGCCACAGCAGGTAATGTAGATATAGATGCAGGTCTGAAAATCTTCCTTAACTAGTGTGCCAGTTGCACAACTGTCACAAGGAGGGTTGACCGATCCCAAAGAAAGTGTTATTCTTTATAAATAACTTGAAGTAAATGCATTACTACTAGTTATTAATACTTATATCCATTATAAGTATATGTGATCAACCTTCCGAATGACTCAATTACTCTCGCTAGGTAGGTGTCCCGTAAAAACAAAAGGTTGTCGGCCTTTTTAACATCCGTAGGTTAAACTCTACGAGACACTAAAATACAAACATGTCTATCAAATCAACAATCGCTGCTGTTGCAGCATCTCCATTCCTTCTCGCTGGTGCAGCTTTTGCTGGTCCATACGTGAATGTTGAAAGCAATCTTTCATATCCTGATGGAGACTACTCTTCTGCTGCTACTGATATCCATATCGGATATGAGGGAGTAACAGGTGCTACTGGTAACATTGCTTACTACGTACAAGGTGGTCCTTCTTTGAACCATTCTGAATCAACTGATGACACAGAGACAGAACTATCTGGTAAGGTAGGTGCTTCTGTTCCTGTTAACGAAGATCTTGCTCTCTACGGTGAGGTTTCTGGTGCTTCTAATGGCGAAGACAGCGATGGCGACACAATCATTGATTGGGGTGCTAAGCTTGGTGCTAAGTTCACATTCTAATTGACTAGTCAATTATATTGTGCTATACTGGAGGGGGAAACCCCTCCTTTTTTTATGTTAGAAAATTTTTGCGATAAATTAGAAGGATTCTATGATAATTGGAATCAGGCATGTAGAAACCCTGCTGTGTGGTCTCATGTCAAATTGCGATGGAAACGTATCGGTGACCATGAGTTTGAATCTAAGCAGTGGTATGAATATCTTGGTGAGGATAAGGCATATCGACACAAGTGGCATAAAGTCTTTGAACAACAGGGTATCATTCTAGTAGAGAATTGGTCAACTGATTGGAAAGATCACAATGAATGTTGTGATATGTTGTTTAATCCTATTCAGGATTATTATGCTGGAAAAGTTAAAACAGACAAATGTATTGTCAATGGTGGTGAGGTAAGATCTATAGTAAAATTTAATGGTTCCTATTATAAGAGTCGGGATCAGGGATGGAAGGATGGTAAGGTAGTTTGGGGTAGCGATGTGATCTATAAATTCGATAAAGTCGAATAAATAGTGTCGTGACGCTGTTTCATCATGGCATTTAAAGGATACAAATTGTCATCCAAATTTGTCTATTGTTATTTTGATGATAACCACTCATCTATAGTTAGAATGTGGTTTATTCATGGTATGCCCTTTACATTTGATTCTCTAGAGAAGGAGGAATTAGAAGATGTGTGGGTTAAAAGTGAAGCAGCAATCAACCCAGAATTTACGCTAGAACAAATTGAAAAGGTCTCTAGTTATTTGATGGAAGAAGAGATGCACCCTCTCTTATTTGAAGTACCTTTAGTTGGAAAATTGCCTGATGATACCTTTTCGTGAATGTCTTTTAGGAAAATTTGATAATTTGCAACAATCCTTGCAATATCCAAGCAGGTTTGCTAGGATTCTCATATGTCACGAGGATCTTGGAAATGGTTGGATCAAAGGATTTCAAGCATATCATCACAATCCAAAACCCTACAGGGAATTTCGAATGTGGGTTACCCCAATCGGGGAAAAATTTCTTGTGCAAAATTTTGACTCGGAGGGTTTGACATATAAGGAAGGGTATGATACAATATTCGAGTGGAGAGATGACCATTGGCACGGCAAATCCCACGATAACGCACAATACACTGTTGATGCTATTTTAGACAAAGACAAGTATTATGTACTAGATAAAGGTAACACATGGGGATCTCAATGGGGACACTTTAAATTTTATAGATTGCCATCATAGCACAGTGGTAGTGCAGGGCTTTTGTAAAGCCAAGGTCGGGAGTTCAAATCTCTCTGGTGGCATCCTCTTCTGAGGATAGGTGACGACACCTACATTCTGGACAGGGGTTCGATTCCCCTCAGCTCCATCATGGGGCTGCCCAGGCTTCGACAGGGTATAAGGATCGGGACTGAAACCTGCTTGGATAAGCAAACAACATCTGCTAAAACAGATACACCTGCTGCGAATAACATCGTAGCATTCTCACGTCCAGTAAGCCCAGTTCGCACTCGTGAACTCGCTCTTGCTTGACCCAAAGGTGAGATGGGGGTCAGGTTAGCCTTCTAACCCAAATAACCTACTGGGGGTGAGATACCCCCTTATAATCATGCAAGTTCTAGACAATTTTTTAAATTACCAAGATCATCAACAAATAGAGCAATTTATGTTTGGTGGGTTACAATGGACATATCAACAACATAAGGTCACACATGGTCCAAATGAAGAAGATACGGATAACTATCAATTTATTCATCCATTCTATTTTCAGGAATCATTTGGTGGACCTTTTAGATATGAAATCTCTCAAGATTTTCAATCCATCCTACCTTTAATAAACAGAATTGATTTTATTGCATTGCATAAGGTTAAAGCAAATCTAGAACCGTTAAAGAGTAAGAGATTTTTTTCTGATTATCACTATGACTGGGCAGAAGTAGTACATGATGAACCAATACCTCATAAAACTATGACAACCGCCATATATTATATTAATACATGTGACGGATATACAGAGTTTGAAGATGGTACAAAAATAGAATGTGTTGCTAACCGTTTAGTCAAATTTCCAGCAAATTTAAAACATAGAGGTGTCAGTCAAACTGATACACGTGTTAAATCTGTTATTAACTTAAACTTTTTTGAATAATGAAACTGAGAGACAACACTGTGAAAAAAACATTTAAAAAGATCGACAAAAAAGGTCGTGAGGAAGAGTGGAGTTGGGAAGAGACTCCTGAAGTACGTAAAGCGTTGGAGGTTTTACATGCCCATAAAGGACAAACAGAAGAATAGAGAATACCAACGAGAGTGGGCTCGAAAGAATGGTAAGACTAAAAGATCCAATCAAAAAGGTCCAAAGAATAGACAAAAGTTGGTAGATGATGCTAAATCAGATCCTTGTGTTATTTGTAACATAGGGTATCCTTTGTGCTGCATGGATCTTCATCATGCAGACAATAGCGAAAAAACAGTAAGTATAACAGGT